TTTACCTAATGCTTGTTTTTGCCTTCTATAGGCAGGAGTATAATTTTCAAATCTATTTCCAGCGTGATCCAAACCCTTTTTAAAGATAGAACGCTTATGTGCCTTTGCTACATTCTTACCAAGTGCTGTAAAAAATAGTTTATCGAATGAGAACGCTTTTTTAAAATTAATCATCTATAATATTGCTCTAATGTTTGTGGGATTTTAAATGCTCTTCCTTTTCTTCTTGCTTTGTCAATCATACCCTGATAAGCTACTTTAGCTCTTTGCTGTATGTCCTTATTTTGTGTTTTCGGTGACAAGGCGACCCATTGATGTCTACAACGAAATCCTCCGCCATCTCGTAAAGCCCCTGGATATTTGGATTCTACCTGGGATTGTGTCATCCCCCCTTCTTTCAACATTCGAATACAGACAGGTCTGGTCTTAGAGTCCATTGGGCCTTGATAGATCAGTTGTTGGTCTGGAGTTTGCTCTAATTGTAAAAGAGTAAGTGATCTTGAGTAAGTAGCCATTGAGGTAGTGATAATTGTGTCTACCTGATATGGTTTTATCGATAAATCTCTTAATAGCATAGCTCTAATGTCTTTTTGAGGCATTTTCTGGAGTACCCCTTGAACTAAAGAGAGTCTTACTCTTTCTCCAATGTCTGTAGCATATCTTAGGATAGATGCTTGCTGCATATTGCGGAGTGCGACCAGTTGTGTCTCTGAAACCTTACCAAAGAATACTGCATCATCTAAAAGTGTGTCAAAGCTGATCATTAAGCGATTGACCGCTTGCTGCATCTGAAGGTCTTGAAGCCAATAGTCTACCATTGATATCCCAGCTAAGATCGCAAGTATCTCTTCTGTGGATAGACCTTGTTCCCTTAATTCTTCTACGTCTTGAGTAAATTGGTCTTGGGCTTCGGTTAGGCTGGCTTCAAATTCTGCTACCGCCTTATCGATACTGTCTGATAAAGGCATTAGCTTTGCAGTCTATTCAAGAGCCTATTTGTTTGTCCTTCGGAATCATCTACCTCTTCGAGCAATTTCTTTGCATCTTCAGGTAGCATATCTGGGTTTTTTAATAAAAGATACGATTCTCGTGTGGCTAACTTATTTTGGAATAACCAAGTGAACATCTCTCGCTCTTCTGATGGAGATAATATCTGAGGCTCTTCAAAGTCTACCAGATATTCACTATTCAATGATTTCCCTGTCTGTACCTCAATGATACGCTTATCGATCTCGAAACGCTTTGACTCCCAGCTTCTCCAGGTATCTTCGATGTTAGATTGAGTTTCTTGATAAGAATCGATGTCTTGGATACGAAGTGCTTCTGCTGACTCTGCGTTTCCATGAGAATCAATGAATTTTACCCTTAATTGGTTATTATTTAAGGTTTGCTCTGTTAAAAACTTTGCTCCAGTAATCAGATCAGGGATACTGGCGCTTGGGCCTGTGACACCAAAGTTAGCGCCTTCAGGTAAATAAAGTATCTTATCAACCCCAAGCGAGATCCTTGAGCGATCATCTACGCCTGTAACGAACTTGACTCCGATAGCACCTAGTCGTAGACAAAGTGAGATTTCCATTGCTGCTACAGAAAGTGCGAGGTCAGCTCTAACAACATCGCTCGCATCCCCGACCCAAAAATCTCGGATCGGAGAGTAGCGATGCACGAAGGATACTGGTAGGATGCCATAAGGGTTTACATCACCCTCATTGAAAGAAAACTTTTCCCCATGAGAATCAATGCCGAAATGTCTGGCTGGTGCGCCTTCGCGCTCTGCTGTCCAAACAATAAATTCTTGTTTTGCTAATCTAGCTAATCCTTCGTTCTGAATTGCATAGATCACACCAAAAGGCTCTTTTTCACCAGGTAAGAACAATGGCTCAAAGAATGGGAGTAATTCATATTCAACCTTATTGCGACTGGGATTCCATAGACTGCGGAAAGCCATAGTACCGAGCAGAAATGTCATCTGCTCTAATTGTCTCCGTTTGGAGTTTAGGTCTTGTAGGTCTGCAAGTTCGTTGTAGCGCGGATCGGCTTTTGTACGCGCTGGTCGTTTGTAGGCTTGTCCTCTGGCCTTACATACCCTTCGTGTTAAATTTTGGCTGAACAAAGGCACTTGTTGTAATGATTCTGAGCCAAAGTATTTACCAATATAATCCTCTTGGTTGAACCCTTCGTAAAAATCAAGTAAATACTCACGCTCTCTAGTGCGCTTTGTTTCAATATTGTTTAGATAACTTGATAGGCTATCTATTATAAGTTGTTCTGATAAATCTTGTATTATCACCAGTCAATACTCCCTGCTGTTCTACTTCTTATCGGAAAAAGATTACACCAAAAATACCTACTGGCATCGCAGGCGTGATCATTTAGACCATCCTTGAGTGGTTCTTCTTTAAGTCTTTGGTCTTTCTTCTTCTCTGGATAGCGATAGTTCTCGTAGCTTGAGATGAACTTCTCTGCTCTGGGGTCTGCGTAAAAATGGGTGTTTCCTGCCGCATCTTCGAACCATGTTCGCATGTGGGTAATGCCGTTGGCGATGTTGCGCGATACCTTATCTCTTCTGTAATCCACTCGTATTCCCTTTTTTCTAAAAATTTCTATATCTCCGATTCCACTCTGAGCCTGGACACCACCCCCTGCTGGATCACCAAAGTATCGAACAATGGGATAATGCTTGCCTTTGATCTTGTCTGCAAAGTCTTCGGTTTTGATGTTTTCTTCCCACACTTCATCTATGAGATATACTTTATCCTTATCTTGCCTGGGGTCAACCTGAAAAAATCCCGCTGCGCTTGTCCTATATCCAAAATCAATCCCAACATATGTGGGTAGGTCTGGGTTATACTTGAGTTTTTGAATGTGTATGGTGCGGTCAAACGGAAAGACCCTTCCTGAGAATGAGGTGAATTGCGCTCCGAATTCTTGTTGGAATGTTTCATAGGTTAATGTTTTCTTTAGCTCTTCAATGTCATCTTTGAAAAATGGAGACTCCCAGCTTGGGTGTTGCCATGATTCCCATTCTTTAAATTCATCTGATCTTCCGCGTTGCCAATAATCATATATCCAATTATATCCTTCTGGTGTAGTCGTAAAGAGCGCCCAACCAGCTCTATCAGCTAATGTTGGTCTTAGATATTGCTCAAATACGATCTTCCTTATTTTTGCTGCTTCCTCGATAATGAGGTGATCGACACCTTCGCCCACGCAACTTTCTGGTCTGTCTGCCGACTTCACCCATACCTCGCTATTGAGTCCAGCAAGTTTTATGTAATATAGAGCGCCATTAACTTCCTTCTTCGTTGCTATTGGAAGGCGTAGTTTTGCGAGTATGTCCATTTTGACCTCTCGCATTATTTTGTCCGCAAGATCGAGTGTAGGGCCTACTATCCATGTCCGAGTATTTGGACTGAGGATATAAGGCAAGACCTCTTTAGCAGCACTATAGCTCTTTCCTGATCGTCTGCCCTGCACATTAACCCGAAAGCGTGCTGTCGAGTTGTGTACCGATAATTGGTTAGGCGAGGGCTTGTACCCCAGGATCTTCCAGAGCTTCTCTTTGTTTAATACTTTTTTTCTCAATCGGTGAATCTTCGTAGCCACACTCTTTGAGTAAGGCTTCTAGGTTTCCTACTAATTCCAGTTCGTTACGGTCGCTTTGACCTAAATATTGTTTTCCTAAAAATATAAGTAGAGAGGTATTACCATTCTCGGCTTGCTTCCATTGGAGCTGTCTGAGTTTGATCTTCATGTGTTCTCTACCGCGCTCAAGTTCTTCTTTGAATCTGCCTCGGATCGTGTTTTCATCGCAGTTATGGAGCTTGGCTATCTCTACCGTTGAGCATCCGAAGCTTGCGAGCATCTCTACCTTATCTGCGTCTATATCAAGCTTTGGTCTACCTAGTTTTTTCTTCTTTGCCATTGAAATTCCTATAATAGTTTCAGTAATTGCGGATTAGACTACGTCAAATAGAACCCAGCACTTACGGATAGCTCTGCGCCAGTAGGTTTTAGCGGATGATTCAGATATTTCTAAAGTGTCAGCGATCAGGGGGAAGCTGTGAGATTTTAGGCGCATTTTAAAGACCTGGAGTTCTCTCTCGGATAAGGTGTCGTAGGCTTCGTGAGCTTTTAGTTGCCAATGGCGCATATGTGGTTCGATTAAGCCTGATCGGAAGATTGCGAGCTTGCGAAACATCTCATCACTAACATCGATTGATTCGATCAATCTTTCATAGTCTTTGTCGGTTATTATTGGCCAGTCCATTATTGTAACATATTTTAAAACTTAAAAAATCAGAAAAAAATTTTGGGCGCGATGTCCGTCGCAACAGAAATTTTCTCCTTGTGGATGCGTTTTAATTTTCAAATTTAATCTTTTTTTCTTCGTATCGTTTCAATCGTTCGCATACCATAGAGCATAAAATAAACAATCGGTTTGAAATAGGCGCTAAAAATTGAAAAAATCGTAAATGATTTTAATTCGGTTTAATTGGTTTGAGCGCTCACGCTCCGAAATTTTATATATGTTGTTTATTTTGATTATTTAAAGTGATGAATAATATTGCATTTACCCCTATATAATAGTAATTTCTTTACATAACGAAAGGAAATCCAAATGAATAAAACTAAAAAATGTCAAAATTGCGAGGAGAAAACGAAAGACCCTCTTGAATATTATGATGAATATTATTGCGAGGAGTGCTTCTACGATAAGTTTATTACGTGCAATGAATGCCACGATACCATTGAGTATGATTCTTCGCGCTCTCATAATGGCGATTATTTTTGCGATAGTTGTTTTGAATCGCATTTCGGGCATTGCTATCATTGTAACGATGTAGAGGCGAGACTTGATTTGTATAGCATAGAGGGCGGTGAGTGTTATTGCGAAGATTGTTTTTATGATTTTCATACCTCGTGCGAAGTCTGCGAAGATTATTTCGAAACCGAAGAGATGGAAACCAACGAGAGCGGAGAGGCGGTTTGTTTTAGGTGTGAAGTTGATAAAAGATTAATTAAAAACTATAGCTACCGACCCGACCCGATTTTTTACACTTCAAAAAACGAACGGAATTATGATAGATTTTATAGTTTAGAAAAGCGGTTGATGTTTGGTTTTGAATTAGAAGTTGAAAACAAAACGCGCGAATTTAGTAACGAAGAATGCGCAAAGCGATTGAAGGAAATTGGCGGAGATTTAATATATTTTAAGGAAGATGGCTCAATTAATTATGGCTTTGAAATCGTATCGCATCCGATGTCTTATGATTATTTTAAATCACATCGCATTATGTTTGAAAGTTTGCTAAAAACGGCTTTAGCGCTTGGTTTGCGCTCATACGATACAACGACGTGCGGGTTGCATATTTCAATATGCAGAAAAGCGTTTTCTCATTCACATTATTTAAAATTTATCAATTTTTTTAATGCTGATAGAAATCACCACTTATTGAAAGTCATTTCACAGCGCAAAGAATCGCAATTAAATCAATGGTGTTCATTGAGTAAATTTTCAAATAAAAACGGATTGATTAAATTTTCGAAAATGAAAAATAACGGACAATCCACAGAACGATATCTTGCTTTAAATCTTCAGAATAGCGATAGAATGGAAGTTCGTTTATTTAGAGGTACTTTAAAACTAGATTCATTCTTTAAAGCGTTTGAAACCATTTTCGCAATTTTTGATTTCTGTAAACAGATGTCTTTCAAAGCTCTTGAAATAAGTTCAACCAAAAAGCTTAATTCAACAGATGAAAAAATCAAAGAAATGAACCTTAAAAATCAAGGTTACGGAATCGCTCAAATCACATCTAATTTAATAGAAAAAAGGTATTTTAATACTTTCGTTCATAAGAACAAAAAGCAATATAATAATCTAGATTTATTCCTTACGGAGAAATATTCAAATTATTATAATTGCGATAAAAGCGAAGGAAAATTGATTGAATTAGATAAAATATTAAATCGAAGGAAAGGAGATTTTATACAATGTGTATAGCAATAAACTCTACAAAAGGAACTACCCCAAAACGAAATGAATTAGAAATTAGCTTTGATAATAATCCCGATGGCGCGGGATATTGTTTCGCTAGAAAAGGTAAGTTAATAATTAGAAAAGCTTTTTTCACTTTTGAAGAATTTTATCAATCTTACTTAGCTGATAATATCCAAGGGCAAAACAAATTAATCCATTTTAGGATTGCAACTAGTGGAAAAGTAAATGAATTAAATTGTCACCCTTTCAAAATAACGGATGAAATCGCTTTTATCCATAACGGAATAATTCCCAATTATGGCGATAAAATAGAAAACGATACTTTGCAATTTTCAAAAGA